TCTGTTCTTTTATATATACCGTAAGGATCTTGAGAAAAAGCTTTTATATCATAACTTCTTTCAGCTATACCGTTAACCACTATATCTACAAACTTAGGAATAATTGGAACTGGTTTCCAGTCTAAATTAAGATAGGACAAATCGCCATTAATTGACAACTCATCCTTATATTTTTGTATAGACTGTTCACCTCTAGCGTACAATCTTAAATTATGAAAATTATTTTTATGGGTCTTAAACCTATTACCTTGCCTATCGTTTTCAAACCACTCTGCTTCTATCGCTTTAGCAACTTTCAAACCGTAGTCGTAACTTAGTTTTTCTACATCGCTAACGACTTGACTAGGAAAACTTATATTTCTTTTTGTATGCGCCATCTACTTTTTAATTAATTTAGACATACTGCCACCATTTTGGTATTTAGCAATACTTATATTTAGTTTTGGTTTTTCTACTTTAGGATTAGGTCTATACAAATGCCTGTTATTTGCCATTATTGCTAAACCCGAACTTATTGAAGCATCATGTTTTGTTCTTTTGTTTATATCAAATCTACTCCAATCATTTAACAAATCATTAAAATATAAATCCCCAAAGGTTCCATCTTGTTTCATACCAACGTGATCTTGAATGTACATTTCGATCGCTGCCGCATGAGCTTGTTTTATATCCTCACTGGAGTTTGGAATACCTCCAACTTCTTTTTCTGCTACAGATAATTTATTCCATATCTTATCTGGTCTATTCATACTAAACCCTCTATAACCTCTTCTTCTAAGATAATAAAGCAATCTAGGTTTGTTGTTCTCTGCGAGTATTGGCATTCCATAAAATACTAATGCCATTAAAACATCTTCAAAGAATATCTCAGCCGTAGGTGGTCTTGATAAGTATTCTAAAAAGAAGCTGTTCGCAGGAGCGTCCTCCATACTAAACCTGGTTAAGCCGTGTAATGCTCCTTTAGAACCTACACCATCTACGGTTCCTGATATATCATAAGAGTCACAACCAAATGCTCCCATGTGTTCATTACCAGGATACTTTACTCCGTTTTTAAGTACCACTCTATTTTGTAATCCAGATTTAGGTACCCAGCTAACTTTAAATCTACCGTTTGGATCTGGATAAAATATAACTTGAGAATCCTTAACTCCATTTACCCATTGAAAATTACCTTTTGTAATCCCTAGAGTTCTTGACATCTCTTCGTTATAATCTATCTGTTCGTATATTTTAACAAGATTAAATATACTATTTTTTGTTTCATCTCTAAACGCGTGCTCAGTAGTTCTTGGGAACTGTCTATAGAATTCGTTTAAAGCATCTTGATCATCTTTTAAACCATCAGCTTCGTTCTGCCAATTGTCTACAACACCAACATCTATTAATTCGCCGTCTGGGGCGAACACATCGATATCAGGTGTATCAAATACTGGAACTCCATACTCGTCAATAAAGCCTTCGTAGTTCCATTCCATTGGGATAAACAAAGAGTATAAACCAGACTTTGTCTGACCGTTTCTATTTCTTTTAGTGACATCGGATGATCCGTATAATTTTTTGAAGTTTTCTCCACCTTTATCTAATGCGTTTGAGGTTGATCCCATCATACATTTACCTATAATCCTACTACCTAATCGTAAACATGTTTTTGTAACCCTCCAGTTATTTAATATATTATCAGGTCTTTCCCACTTACCACTTTCATCATGTACTAATAAAGCTAATTTCTCACCATCATAACTATTATCACCAGTATTCTTCCAATCAATAGTTGTATCTAATCCTTGTAAATCTTCTAGCTTTTCTTTAGATGTTATTTTTTTCCTAGTGAACTTACTAGCTGGTACTCTATATGCTAATTCTGTTTTAGGTCGATCCATACCATCTTGAATCGGTTTAAAAAAGAATGGATAGTTTATACTAATAGGTACGATTTTATCAGTAAACATTTTCTTAGCATCACTACCTGTTTTAGAAAGCACCCCATATCTACTATCACTTGCTAAAGTAGCTAAGTTAACTGTTTCTGCAGATGACATGAAAGAAAAGCCTGATCTTCTGTTCTTTAGGTAACACATACCGTAACATCTTTTGTCTGCTTTACAAGCCTCCCAAAATATAAAGAATAATCTATTTGCTTCTCTAAAGTCTGGAGCGCCAACATCAATCTTGCTCCATTGAAGGTACATGTAGTGTGTTCCTACTATATAAGTTGATTTACCGTTATTGTTAAACCAAAACCCTTCTTCTCTTCTTTTAAACTCTTCATCTATATAATCGTGCCACTGATCTTTTTGTTCGTCTGGATAATTTCTCCAATCAAATATATTTTTTAATCTAGCAAGTTCTTTAGGATACTCTTGTTTTACCCATTTCTTTTTGGGGTGCACGTACACTCCTTTTGGTTCCAACGGCAAGCCAATTCGCAAACCTTGGATTTCATAGATTTCTCCAATTTTCCCAGTTTTTGATATAACAACGATATCATGTTCTTTATTGTATCCATATTTCCATTTTTTTCCTTTATTAAGACGACTAATAGTAGTCTTTTTTATAGGTTCGATTATTTTAACTAAACTTTGCTCGTACATTACTTAGATCTACCTTCTGCGAATCCTTTAAAGACTTTTTCCTTTCTCTCTTCAGGTGCTTTGCCCTCGAGTAAGTTTTCTTCTTCTTGAATTCTGTTAAGTATTTCAAATGCGTCAAATATAGCTAGTTTTTTAGTAGCTGCAGCATTCTTTAATCTATCCGCTGATATATCGTCGTCTGAATCTACAATAGGTTCTTTAGCAACTTTAATCAGTTCTTCAACTGCTCTCTGCCCAGCTAGGATTATATTCTTCTTCGTCTCCTTGATATTCATATTTGATAGTTATAAAATTAGATAAAACTCGATACATTCTTTCTCCATCAATTATAAACTCACATTCTGTCTTTGGTTTATAACCAATTAGATCGTTAACCTCTACAGTACCGTCTGAATATTTAACAACACCTTGTAGTGGTTTTTCAGATTCAATATTAAATTGATCCACAGCTTTTAAAGGTTTTACAAAACAATAACCTTTTGGAGCTATCCATTTGTCATTTCTTTTATACAAAAAGATTTGATCTTGGGTTATAAAATAAGTAGATTCATCAAAATAACTTCTACTATTTTTCTCTATACCTTTTACGTTATGCCATCTACGAAAAACATTATAATGTACTATTACCGTGTCTCCTGGTTTTATATCTGTATTACCAATAATTGGAGTTGATATAACAATAGCTTCTCTATTTGTAAAATGATGATTAAAAATTTCAGTATTAAGTATTAGTTCTGAATCACCAACTTTTTTAGTATTGTTATATCTTTCTCCTTTTGGTTTTACAACAAAGTTGTAAACGCTTTTCATTAGTATTCTAGATTATATTCTACAGACACAGCCATGTTTTTGTTAAAGTCTTTCCACGGTAAAACATCTTTATTCTTCCTGATATAAACAGAGAACTTATTTTCTTCCTCTATTATATCACAAATTTTATGACCACCATATACTTCTTGTCCAACAGCGTAGTGCATCGCGTCATTCTTATAGTCTTTACCTATACTAATTTTTCTTATCAGCTTCGCCATTTTCTTCGTATTTTATAGTACCATCTTCAAGACTAATATTATCAGTACCATATTCTTTCTTATATTCTTGCCTCATAAGATCTAATTCGGTTTGTATATTCTCTATACCCTTCAGTATACCATATTTTTTGATATCAGCTTTACCTAACTCCATTTGTAGGTATTCCATCGTTTTTATGGTTTGCTGTGTTTTTTGTAATTGTTCTTCTGAAATTTTTTCAGGTCTAAGGTCTTTCACCTTAGGTGTTTTTCTTTTTGCCATTTTATTTAATTTAAGTTAATTATTATTTAATTGTTTATTATTCGGTATGTATAAATTCACTAGGAACATCATCCACTATAAGACTTGTTTGCTCCGATGTTAAATATTGTTTTGTAAATTCTGAAACAGGCATTAAGTAAGTGTTATTATCACTTTCTATAATTGTTGCCCAGGTTGTAGCGGTAGCAGTTGGATAACCTAACGCGTAATCTATAGCTGTATTTGCAGCTTCTAATTTTGATTTGTCTGTACTATATATCCACATGATTAAATTGTTTAAGGGTATGTAAATTCATTTAATGTAACTATCCCATCTGCATAATCATGGATAGCTGTAACTTCAGTTTGATTTAACACTTTATTAAAAACCATAAATTCTCTACAAAGATATTGAGCTCCATTAGTTTGCCCGTTGTAAGCTCCTAAATTAATGAAAGGAGTATGAGAGGCCGGTGATGAATAATTATTATAACCACTAGCTCCAACGCAATTGGAGTGATCACAATCATCAGTGGTAGTTAAAGAATATTGATTCATAACAGCACCAGCTGCAGCATAACTAGAAGATTCTGAAGCATCCCAAGTTATACCAGCAACATTATAATCACCAGCATATATATCTGTGTCACCACTGGCACCTGAGTAAGCTAAGCTCCACTGCATAGCGTTACTGTATCTTGGTGCAATTATTGCAAATATACTATGAAACCGTATGTATGTATTAACACTAGCTCCACCTGCCCATACAGCAAAACCTCGAGAAGATGCATCTGCTATCCAAATCGCAGTCCAATCAGCGTCATAAGGCATTTTACCACTAAGACCTGTAAGTATATCTGTTCCATCAAAAAATATTGTACTAGCGCTACTATCGTACGTTGGTTGGTTTGCTTTTGTACCTTGTGTTAGATTCCAAGTTTGACTAGCCTCACCGCCTGCATCACTAGCTATATTATTCCATTGTGAAACCGTAGTTGTACCACCACTTGTGTCTGTGGTTATACTACCAGAATCCGAAGCTCTAAAATAACCCACAAGCCCAGATGTAACTGGAGCATCTGCCGTGCTTGAAGGGTAGTCTTGTGTAGTAAACTTAGCGCAACTTGCTTTTGCTATATTAAAGTTTTTAGCAATATCAGCAGCAGTTACATTGTTTATTTTTGCGTATGCCATATTTTATTTAATTTTAATTAAAAAGATTATTATAAGCTTGTGTATAAGTCGCTTCTAGTTGAGACATTGTCATACCTTCTGTTTCTAAACTAGCCTGTTCTATGTGGTACGCTTTTAAATCTTTGTGTGTAGCAAAAGCATGTCCATCCGTTTCAATAGGAGCCCATGGTATTGTGGTTAATATTGTTGCGGCTTCTGACTCAGAATATTCTTTATAACTTTCAAATCCAGATAATCCATCTGATTCAACCATAACCATAAGCTCGTTTAAGCTAGTTTTGTGAACAGTCATACTTTCAGTTACATTATCTTTTTGTATTATTTTGTAATTCATATTTTTATATTTTAATAAAAATCTAATCCAGATAAATCAGGTGGAGTATCTCCTCCGTCTGAATATAGTTTAGCTACATTTGCGTCAGATAACACCGCATCAAAAAATGCAACTTCATCTACTATGCCATGATTTTGTGGGTTTTGCCATCCAACAGGTGTTATTACTGTCCCTATGTCAGCGTGGTTTAATGTTACTTTATTACCGCCATTCACATAGCAGTGCATATTTTCGTTTGTTGGATCTAAAGAAACAGCGTAATGATACCAAGTATCTGCAGATTGAGAAATCCAAACATAAGCACTTCTAAAACCAGTAGAGGTTGTTTTATGAACAAACCTAACATATGAACTTCTTACTTCTATTTGGATATGAAAATTGTATGCTTGATAAACCCAAGCTGGTCTATAACCTGTTAAACTGTTGCTTCGATACCAAAAAGAAAAAGTAAAGTGACCGTTATCTGTAAAATCATCAGTGGTTAAATTAGGATTCCAATTAGACGCAACAATATCAAGGCTTCTAGCTGAAGCTAAATCAAGAGCTTTACCACCGCGCGCTGCTGTGCTAGTAAGGCATGTTGTATTATTTGAATTATTTGAAACGCTGTAAGTTTGCTTTCCTTTAAGTCCAGTTATAGAGTCACCTGAATTATCAAAAGTTAAGTTATCAAAAGGAACATATGTTATAGCACCACCACCACTACCAGAAGAAGGTTTAGATACGTTTTGCATTTTACCAAGATTATCTGCGGTAACATTTGTAAATTTAGCAAAACTTGCGTACGCTATGTTGTTTACTTTATTTATCGCCATATTAATTTACGCAAGTTCTATATAAGTATTATCTGGGTTAAACCAAACGTTACCATTAGAAGCGTGACTAACTTGATATCCAACAACTCTAACTATATCAGCACTTCCAGAAGGAGCTGTTGCGCTACAATCTCCAGCGGTTGTTGACAAGAATAATACATCACCTATTGCCCCAGGATCATGATCAATTGTTACAAATCCTCTTAATAGTACTCCGTTAGTATCTGAAGCAGCTCCTAAAGCTACACCTAATAAACCATCTGAAGTAGCAACTGCATCAGCATCTGCTAATTCCCAAGTTCCATCGTTTTTATAATGGTATATTGCTCCTGTCGTCATTGAAGTTGTTCCTCCAAAATAAGCCACATCTCCATTTGCATCTCCATCTGTATCAGATGTTACTTTTAAAGTCCTAG